GAGTAAGCCCTGCGCTGACGTCAGGGCGTGGGCGAAAAAAGAGAGCTTCCTCCTCCCTCTTCGTCGTCTCTTCTTCGGCTCGTGGGGCTCCTCCGGCTCCTCGGCCTCCTCCTCCGGGGTCTCCTTCGGCTCCTCCTTGGCACCCGCCACCGGCTCACTCGCGTCCGGTGCAGGGAGACCATACTTCTCTCGGATGTAGCTCTGAGGGATGGGCAGCACGCTCGAGAGCTGCACCAACTCCGCCACGGTGAGCGGCTCGGTCGACTGAGGCACGCCGAAGTATCCCCCCCTCACGCCGCTGATGCCGCGACGCTCCAGCCACGGCAGGAGGCGACTATTGAGCACCCGCACGACGTAGCGTATGTCGCTCCTATTCTTCGCCTCCTCCACCGCCCGGTGGACCTCCCCGAGGGAGCGTGCGCCCCGCTCTCCGGAGACGGTCGTCAGCGTCTGACCGAGGATCGTCACGAGGATCTCCTCATTGAGTGCCCGGCGGAAGTCATTGTACGCCACGCCGCTCCCCATCTTGCTGTCGACCACCTCGATGTCGGTCTCCTTGGGGGCCACCAGCCAGGGCGAGGAGCCCATCTCCGTCATGCACTTAACCAGCACACGGCGGCTCTCCTCGTCCATGGTATTGTACTTACCGATCCTCTGCGGCATGCCGAAGAGCTCGATCCACTGGCTCCAGTCGCCGAAGCCACCCCGCTTGTAGATGGCGTAGGGGCACGCCTTGATCATCAGACCGTAGTCGAGCGGACGGCCGAGGATGATGAGGTCCGGATGGCCCGCATACTTGATCCCCGTCTCCGGCGAGGAGAGGTCGGGAGTGATCTCCTCCCGCTCCAGCCGGATGTACTTCGGTGGTATTGTATAGGCGTGGAGGCCCTCCTCCGTCATCGAGAGCTCCACGCCGCTACGGCCGTAGATCCTCGCCATCATGATCGTCCTCACCAGCTGCTCAAAGGCACCGGTGTCGATCACCCTCGACACGACCGTCCCCTCCTCCACTCCGTCAGAGGAGTAGAAGGAGATCTCCGCATTGAGCACCGCGTCGATGCGCTTATCGATGGCATCGGCGAGGACGCCATCCAGCATAAGGTTGTCGAAGAGGTCATACAGCTGCCTCACGCTCCCACGGTCGGCGCTCCTCAGCGCGCTCTGCCAGTCGCTGATCTGATGAGGTCGCCTCGCCGGTGCCTGCAGCACCAGGTGGCTGACCACCGTCTTACTTCTCTCTTGCTTGCTATCCATTGGGCTTGTCTAATTACTCACTCCTCACTGCTAACTAAAAGTGGTGCGTCCTCCGGGGGTTGCTCCCATAGAGGAAGAGCCCGCCATCAGGCTCTCCGTCGCCATCCTCATCCGGTCGGGGCAGGTCGGGCTCCACCTGCCCCCTCTGCACCTGCTTGAGCCAGTCGATGGCGCGCTGGTAGAGGAAGGTCCTAAAGTCCAGGTCTGCCCCATAATTGCAGAGCTTCAGGAAGTGGAAGGTCGCCATGTCCTTCACGATCGAGACGAGGAAGGCACTCCGCTCCTCGCCTCTCGCCCCGAAGATCCGCCCTCGGTCATAGGCTCCGAGGTAGCCCTTCGCCTCCGATATGGCGGTGTCTATCGCCGAGAGGAGGATCGTCTCGTCCTCCTCGCTGATCACCTTGATCTGAGCCTTGGTGAGGTGGGTCCTCATCTCACTACTCTCTACAAAACTGCTCATACTACCATCTCTTACTATTCCTACTCCGCGACCCGATGACGACGGCATCGTCTCGCACCGTCCGCAGTCGCTGATTGGTCTGCCATACCGCCCCCTCGATGCAGTCCGGACCATCCGCCGGGGCGGGCAGCCGGGGGGCGATGAGCTTAAATTGGTCCTCCAGTCGCTGCATATTGAGATTGTCTCTCTCCCTGACGTTGAAGACCAGTCGCCCCTGCCTATTGAGCGGCTCGAGCCCACCCTCGATGCGGGCGTACTTGTCCATCTTGGGCCGCGTGTCTGGGGAGATCGCCAGCATGCCCCTCGTCTCCCCGTGCTTCTGGAAGAGCGGCTGCAGCACCTGCTCCCAGAAGGGATCCTGCAGGGCGTTATTCTCCGTCATATAGTAGACTGGACACTTACCCCCGACGTAGTCTCTCACGTCGTAGTACCACTCCACGTAGCGGTCATTGGTCTCCTGTGCGAGGTAGCCGGTATAGATGTAGTACTTCCCGCCCCAGAAGCCCACGAGGAAGACCGCCTTGTAGCTCGACTGACGGGAGCGACTGTTGGAGGGCGACGGGTCGCCGTAGCAGACGGCAAAGGGCAGCTGAGAGAGCGGAGGGCAGTCGCCCCACGTGATCTCGCGGAAGACCTCGCCCTCACTGATGGGGTTATTGAAAAACTCCTGCTGCACCGCCGCCGTCGACATCATCTCAAAGAAGTGATCGATCGCCTCCTCAGAGTTCTTCTCCGGCCAGACGCTCCGCCCCTGCTTGTCGCGGATATTGATCACATCGACGTGGTCTGCCACCCTCATCGCCCGCTTGATGATGCAGTCGCGGGCGATGATGTTGCCACAGAAGAGCACCCTATAGCTCCCCGACACCGAGAGCGTCGGTATGAGTGCCCGCTCTACCCACCGCCACTTCTCCTTGATTCGGTCGGGATTACGCGTCTCCTCATCGGTGTCGATGTCGTCCACGACGATGATGTCCGGTCGGTAGGCCTCATTACGAATGCCTCGAGGGGACTGCCCCGCACCGAGGGCGAGGAAGGAGACGCCCCCGGTGGTCCGGAAGTGCTCCTCCGTCCAGAGCCCGCCCGCCGTCTGGTCGCCATAGTCGTGCCGGATGCGGCTGCTCCGCTCCAGCGTGATGCGGAGGGGGGTGAGCAGTCTCTTGGCACTGTCGAGGGAGGTCGACACGAGGAGCATATTGTGTATCTCACCCGTCAGGGCGAGGTAGGTCACCTCCATCATCGAGCGGGCCGACTTCGCCAGCTCACGCGCCCACGCCCGCACCTCCATCCACCGCTTATGCTCGAGGAGGCGCTTCGTCGCCCGCCGGTGGAAGGGTGCCGGCTCGCAGCGATAGTATCCGCTGAAGTAGTATGCCATCCACGCCTCCGGGTCGGCCTCCAGCCGCTTGATGCGCCTCCGCTGCTCCTCCGGGGTCTCTCCGGGGTCTATCCCCGCCTCCTCCAGGAGGGCGGTGAAGTACTGCACCCACGTGTCGAGCGCCTGGCGGTCCTCCCGCTTCATCATCCCTGCCATGGCCGCCTACTTCAGTCTGTACTTGATGTACTCGTCCATGTGGGCGGCGAGGAGCTTCGCGTCATCGAGATTGATCGGTCGGAGCCACTCGGTGAAGCCCTTGAAGGCACTGATGATCTCCGAAAGACCCACCTCGGTCTCCATCTTCTCGATCGCGGAGGAGAGCTTCGAGATGGTGTCGCTCTCCGCCGTCGTCGCATAGCGCCGCTCCGGTCGGGCGGCGATCTCGTCATTGAGCTCCTTGAGCTGTGTGTAGAGCGACTTGAGCTGCTCCTCCTTCGTGATCGTCAGGCTCACCCGGAGGTCATCCCACCGCTCCTTCTTCACCCAGCGATTGATCGTGGTGGGGGACTTGCCGGTCCGCTCCGCCACCTCTCGCTGGGTGAGCATCTCCTTTGTGTAGAGTAGCTTGGCCCACTCCTTTACCTGCTGTGCATTCATACTCAATATGCTTTTGGGCAAAAGTCCTACTTACACCACCCTTTGCCAACTACTTGTGCCGCTATGGCATAGTTATTAGCAGGATCGGGACAAGATGAGAGCGGCGGGCCTCTCGGTCCACCGCTCTCTCACATTCACATCTTATGCAAAGTAACAATGATTGGCTTCTATTCTTTCACTCCTTACTTCATCACTTCTTTAGCTTCTCCTCCACCCTCTTCCTGAGGAGGTACTTCCGGTGTCGCTCGAGGGCGCGGAAGAAGCTCCGCTCACTCACCGGCATCACCGGGCAAACCTTATTGCGCCACACCCACATCTTACTCCTGTCGCGCCGCCCCGGCTCATACCACTCCCGGACGAGGTCGTAGATGATCTTGTCTCTCTGGCGGGCGTGCAGGCGCATGGTGGCTGACGTCTTCTCGATACTACTCTTCTCTTTCATCGGATTGTCACTCTCTATTATTACTGATGATTACTTAGTCCCTGATGCCTCCAGACAGTCGACCCAGCGGAGCACTTCCGCCCAGCCTGGGAAGCCTCCCACCTGCTTGTCGTCTATGTAGAGGTCGGCATACACCTTGCGGGTGTCGCCCTCGTACTTCCGGATGTTGTCCCGGTCGTTGCAGTTGATGTTATCCCACCGGATGCCGCTGTCGAGGCACCAGTTGATGGCCCGGAGGAGGTCCTCTCCCTCACGGCAGGTCCAGAGGATGAGTCGGTGCCCCTCCTCATGGAGCTGTCGGAGAGCATCCACCGCCCCCACGTACGCGACCCCTACTGCAGGATAGGGGGAGGCGCTCACCACGCCGTCGAAGTCTACTGCGATGATCATGCCTCCTCACTCTCCTCCTGTAGTGATACTCCGGTGATCAGCTCGCTCGGGTCCTCCTCGAGCGGCACCTCGGTGATGCTCGTCGGGACGGTCACCCAGGCGCCGTCGCGAGAAGAGCGGGTCTCCACCTTGACGTACATCTTGGAGACGCTCGGCAGGTAGCTCTCCTCGATGATCTCCACCCCGCGAGAGAGGCGGGGGTCGTCGTAGTCCTTGGCATACTGCCTGAGCTTGACCACCTTCTTCGAGGAGAGGTTGCCACTGCCATCACGAGCGAGGAGCCCGAGGAGCATATTGGCGAGCCGCTTGGAGCCCTCGTCCGAGATGAGGGAGGAGACATAGTCCTGCACCATCTCGATACCCTCCTGCACCGTGTCGCGGTAGCCGTCGGTGACGTAGACGCCGAGGGTGATGCGGGCGGTGGACGAGCTGTTCGTGAAGGTGTGGCTCTTCTGCCCGCCCTCCTTCTTCAGTCCCAGCTCCTCCCGCTTCATCCGGATCACCGTCCGGAAGGTCTCCAGCACGCTCGCCTTCAGCTCCCGCAGGCTGTCGCTCGCCCCCCTGAAGGCCGGCACGATGTCGGCGATGGCGTCGTCGACGAGGCTGTTGTAGTCGTCGAGGA